ATTCAGCAAGAGACTCGTTTGAGTAGAACTTTGAATACTTTTTTTACTCGTTCTATTACAAATATTTCAACCAAGTTTAATATCAACGATTCACTTGAACGTGCATTGATTACTGAGTTGAATCGCCCTGTATCGCGTATCAAAATCTCGAATCATATGTATGATGTCCTTACACTTGGTATCATGGATGCCGATGAGAGCGATTACCGTGTGTATGCAGCAGAAGATGTAATTGATGAATATCGAGATATAGCAATGATAGAATACCTCATTGCTGCGATCTTTTGGTCAAGTGGAAGAAATGTCATGCGTGATGTTTCTAACCGTTTTTACGCTACTTACACGGTAGATGAAATTGTCAAAATGACGGTGCATCAGATTCAGCAACGTTTGTTAAATGTTTACAATGATTCTTTTGCACATCGCACAGGAAATGTTGCAAGGACACTTGTGAATGATATTTACAATTATGCAGTGATTCAGTCTTACATTGAAACTGGAACAAATTATTTTCAATTCCAAGCGGTAATAGACAATAGAACATCAGATATATGTCGCATGTTGAATGGTTCTATTTTTTCTGCAAGTGAGGCACAATATTACCGTCCACCCTTACATTACAGATGCAGATCACGCATGGTTGCTCTTCAGGGCAACACAGTAAGGAATACAGACATGTTATATGAGAACAGGAACTTTACTACCCTGTATGATGGTAACATGCGCCCTTACACTAGTAGCACTGTTACACCCACTGTTATTAATCAAGAATTGCAAAGAATGAATACGTTTCGGCAACAGTGGGATTTACCCGATGATTTACTATTTGAAGATTATTCTTACGTAAGAGGAATTTTATATGGATAAAGAAATGACATTAGAGGATGAAGTTGGATACCTCAATGATGAAGAGTTAGTGCAGCGGATCAATGAATTGTGCATTGATGTTTACGGCGAAGAATACTTTGAAATCTTTGGGTTTGAAGAGTATACGCGTGAACAGCGTTTATATCAGATGAGGTATTTACAGCGTAAGAGTGATATTCTTGTCAAAGATTTATCCAGTGATAGAGATGGATATAACTTTCTTGATCTGTGGCGTGAGTATTGGAATACGCGCGTTGTGCTCAATGCAGATGTTTGTGATATTTACGGTTTTGTAGCATTATCTCAACTCTTTAATCATGTGCGTGTTGAACGCGGTGTAAAGGATGATTTACGTTTACATGCTTGTGTGATTATGCCATCCGGTATGGCAAAGAGTGAATTTAATGATATACTTGCTGAATTTGCAGATATAGCGGATAAGTCTTATTATTCTGTAGGGGTATTTAAGATAAACAAGTTAATTGGAGAAATCAACAAAAAGATTGTTTCTAATAACATGCGTATCAATGCGTTCAGTAAGAAAGATAGAGGATGGGTTGACCCGGTTGAACCAGGAATATTAGCATCATATGATTACGTGGTTTTTGATGAAGGTGAAGCAGTCCTTGATCATAAGAAGATTCACATTCAGGCCCTACTTGACAAAACCATGAATCGCATTGGTTCTAAGGGTAACATGATTACTTCTACTGATAACCGTATTCATTCAAACCCTACATGTTCTTTGGTGATTACGAGTTATCATTTGGATACTTATACTCATCTCTTCAAGAAAGGATTGTTCCCACGCATGATTGTCTACGTGCAGCCAGAAGATCCTATCAAGCGCACAAAGACTTCAGAGTATATTGTAAGTGCCATTCCTTCCTTTGTGGATGATGTTTCCGAAGCAGAGAAGAAGCGTGAAGAAAAGAAAAGACTACAAGATAAGTTACGTAAGAAACTGAAGGAAGAGGTAGAGAACTTACAGAACATGCATAAGGATACTGAAACAATCTATATGCGCGCGGGTGTTGATGAGATTATCAACGAATATATAAGCGAGTTACGTAACATTGTTCCAGGGTTGAATCCTGAGCAAATTGAAGCATGGGAATCAATGGTGTCGCGTGTATCAATCAACTTCATCAAAGTGGCTGCATTATTCGGTTTGATGAACTATCGTAATTATATCGACAAAGAGGACGCGCACAATGCGGCACGTTTGTTATTCCCTGCTATGCGCTCTGTAGCGTTCTATATTATTTCAAACAACACAGGACGCAACGAAAAGCTAAACAGGCTCGTTATGCGCTTGCGTAGGGAATTTATTGGTATGCGCTACACTAAGGAAGAATGGCAAAAAGTGTTCTTCAAGAGTTTTGGAGCCGGTGAGAGTTCTTCTGAAAAACTACTTGCATTACTTATAGAAAGCGGAAAGATGCGTGTATTGAAGAATAAGGATGAAGGTACTACTGTTTATATGCTATCTTAGACCAAACATTTTTTATACTTTTACTTACCAATAACATATTGGTGCTTAGATTGGCATTGAAAGGTAAGAAAGATAAGTCTACTGACGTAGATGAGAGCATTGTAGCAAGAATCAATGAGATTGCAGAAAGGGTCGGTGAGCGTCCTGATGTTATTATGGCAGAGTATAAGAAACGCTTTGCTGAATACATGAAGCGGGACGGTATCACGGAGTCTAAGGCAAGAATTGTCACCATTAAGTCTATTGTTGGTTCTTACAACGCCGCATTGCGTTCTAATATGACACCGTTCAAGGGATTCTTCTTTGGTTACACCAAGCCGTATGATTCGGCAAAGAAAGCAAACGAAGATGCAAATAATGAGATTGCAATCTACAAGAAGATGTTTGGCGATGAGTGGAAGGAAAATGCTATCGCTGACGGTCTGATTGATGTAGATGGCAATCTACTTTACACTAAGAAGAATACCACGACATTCCAGGCGTTCCTTATTGGGAAGAAGATTCCGAAGGTTCAGATGGAGAACAGGGCATATGGATTCTTTGAAATGCCTAATTCCGGTGAGGTAAAACCCGGTATTGTTTATGTGCGTGATCCTGCAAACTTTGTTCCTGAATTTGGTAAGGTCTACATGTTTAAGGGAACGTGCAAGGATGAGAACAAAGATGTTGTAAACATCTCTACCGGAATTAACACATCTAAACTTGTAGAACTTGACGATGACTTTGATTACGATGAGTTTGTTACACTCGCAGAGGACTTGCTTGAAGATAACTGTGCTGCCTTTGAAGATGTGTATGACATTGAGGGCAAGGACGTAAGAGGCGAGTATAAGGAAAAGAAGTTCCTGCTTGCTGAGGCCATTATCTCCAAGATTAGTCTGTTTGATGAGTATGCATATGTTGAAGTTACACCACTCGATGAGGATTTCGAGGGTAATGTTACATTATCATGTTCTCCAGGTGTTGTTACGGGACTCTATGAGCAGGCAGTAGGTATTGTATGTTTCAAACCCTACTTCAATAAGAAGGGTGAAGCAAGTGGTAGTCTGCTTGGTTTTGTCACCGATCCCAAGTTTTCGCGTCCTGAAGATTTGTATGAAATTGCAGAGGATGTAGAGACTACTGATGCACTTGTTGAGGATGATGATTTCCTCTAATCTTTTTAGGTGAATCTACATGAATTATATTGAAGGATTAAAGATTATTGGTTGGATTGCATTAATCGTAGTGTGCATTGCACTCCTTTTCATTTGGTATGCTGCATTTTGCTATGTTGCATACGTTCTGATTGGCATGATTGGTATTACGGGACTTTGGCAAACTATTTGTGGTATTGTTATTGGTTTGTTTGTTGCATCGCTTCCTATGTCTATTGGTCAATATATCAAGAGGTAAAAATAATGGCACTTGGTAAAAAGACTCTGGATAAAGCGGTAGAGGAAATCCAGCAGAAGGAAGATCCTACTGCATCTTTTTCCTATGATGATGCAATTCTTCCACCACAGAGTAAGGATATTATTGGTGTATATGGTGACAAAAACACTGGTAAGACAACTACTGTCTACGGATTAATCGCACCTGGTTCCAGTGTAAAGGTTCTCTCGTTTGATACGAATAGTGTCTTACCGATGGAACTTGATTACATCAAAGAGAAGAATTTGAATATTCAGGTGCTTGATTCTCTCCGTCCGTATGATCGTTCAACGGCAGAGGATATGTTACGCACATCAAAGATTGTTTGTGATTGGAATACATTTCTGCTCAATACAATCAAAGAGAAGAATGAAACTGATTGGATTGTAGTGGATGGAATTGAGCAGTATACAGAGATTTGCGAGAACGCAGGACGTTTAGAACTTAAGATTGACAAATTTCAAGGTGTAGCAAATCAGAATCTTTGGAAGATTCGTAATATGCTAATTGATAACCTTCATGATAAATGTGTCGCATCTGCACGTTGTGGTGTAATCTACATCATGTATCCCAAGACTGACACTACACTTGTCCGTATGGGTCAGGTTATTGAGTCTAAAGAGGTTCCAAAGTGGGCGAGCAAGGTAATGAAAGAAACGCAGGTGCAGATTCATACTGTGCGTGAAATGGTCAAAGATGATATTCATTACTTTGCAATCATTGAATCGAGTAAGAAAGAGAAGAAGTATCCTCCAGGTAAGTATGATGTTACTGGGACAACACTGTATAATCTGATTAATGGTAAGGAGTGAGTTTAATGCGTATTAATGTTACTACCTTGAAGAATTTTATCAATGTGCTTGGAATCGCAATGAATGGTGATATGGTTATTACTCGTAAGCCCAATGAAAATATCATTGCACATGTAACCAACACCGAGAAGCGAGTAATGATTACTGCCTCCATTGCAAACGGTAAGCAGGTTGAATATGATCTTGATGAGTCTATTGAGATGTGCATCAATGAACTTGACTTTAAGAAGCGGTATCTCGCTAACTTCGATGAAGAGTTTGTTGGTGTGGTTACAACTGACGATTTGATTGTTCTTGCTGACGATAAATTGACGGTGAATGTTCCACAGATTGATTATGAATATGCTTCTCGTAGTATTCCGGGCAAGAGTATCGAGGACGTTAAAGCGATTATTCCACCGCGTGACATTGTCATTGTGTTTGATGCAGATGATATAAAGAAATTTATTAAGGTTGTAAAGAATCTTGGTGAAACTGTTGTATGCTTTACCATTCCAGAAGAGGGAGAATACATTAAACTAAGCACTGATAAGCGTTCTAAACTTGAAGTTCACGCGGATATTGATAACAAGTATGGTAAAGAGTTTATGATAGAAATTTCAATCAATGCCCTTGAGGATGCATTTGCAGAGGCACAATTAGACATTACAATGGGTTTTGTCACTGAGCAGACGAAAGACCAGTATGGTAATGATGTTCTTTACCCTGTTACGTTTGATTACATTACGGGTAAGAACACTGAGATCAATGTCTCTGGTCTACTCATTCCACATAAGATTGCATGGTGATGTAAATGATTACCAACAAACTTTTTGTGGAGAAATACAGGCCACAAACGTTTGAAGATTACATTGGTAACGATACTACTGTAATTGCTGGATTACGCAAAGTTGTTAGGGAAAATCCGTTTTCTTTACCTAATCTGATTTTTGAATCGAGTGCGGGAACAGGTAAGACTACGCTTGCCAAAATCATTATAAAAGAACTTGGTGCTGACAAACTGTATCTCAATGCATCAGATGAGCGAGGTATTGATACGGTGCGTGAAAAGGTTAAAGCATTCGCCTCTACTGTATCATTCAAGTCTGATGTGCCTAAGATTGTGCATCTCGATGAAGCAGACGGTTTAACCGCCGATGCACAGAATATTCTCCGTAACATTATGGAGGAGTATTCTTCTCGCTGTCGATTCATTCTTACGTGTAATACAATCTCTAAAATCATTGAACCACTCCGTTCCAGGTGTAAAGTAATATCATTTGGGAAACCTGCCCGTAATGAAATCCTAGCGCGTCTACAGTTCATTTGTAAGGAAGAGGACATCGACATTGACGATGTGAGTCTTAATGAAATCATTGATGTAAACTACCCTGATATTCGTTCAATGGTAAAAGCACTTGACATTTACAAGAATCTTGGTGAATTAGACACTAAGAAGAATATCAATATTGCAGATGAACTTTACACGTTAATCCAGAGTAGGAAGATTACAGAAGCGCGTAAACTTTGGAATAGTAACACAGTTGATTTCAGGAGCATTGTATTCCAGATTTACTTAAAAGTGTGGAATGATACTTCTCTTTCCGCTTCTGACAAGATTTCTGCCATTGAGATCATCGCCGAAACAGATTACAGAATGGTGTATGGTGCCAATGCAGAGATTACCTTTGCAAACATGGCCTTCAAACTTATGAAGATTCTTGGTAAGAAGGGTGCATAAATGGACAACGATTCAACCATTAAACTCATCGAAAAATACGGTATGCATAACAGGGGTAAGTCTAAACTTATCAGTTACCTTAAGGGTGAACATATTACACGAAAAGAAGCAATATACGCTTATTGTTACGATTGTCAGGGATATTGCGAAGATGGTAAAGCAGAGTGTGATCAGACACAATGTCCCTTATACGCGTACAGTCAGTTTAACAAATACAACATTAACAAGAGTGAAAAAGAATGATTCTTGTAGACTATCAGATTAAACAGTGTATCGAGGATGGGACACTTGGTATTGCTCCTTACAATGAAGATAGTATCAATCCTAATTCCTATGATTTACACCTTTCAAATCAATTCAAATATTACATTAATAACGGGCAGATGATTGATCCGTATGATAGAAATACAATTATTTATGGGCATGAAGTTGTAGAGGCAGATACGTTCACTATTCGACCTGGAATGTTTGTGCTCGCTGTTTCACAGGAGACTATTTCCTTACCCAAGAATATTTGTGCTGCATGTGAAGGGAAGTCATCTCTTGCTCGATTAGGTCTTACCATACATCAAACTGGAGGATGGATTGATGCAGGTTTCGGTGGAACACTTACCTTAGAACTCTACAATGTGAATAATCGTCCTATTCGCCTTTACAGTGGTATGCCGATTGCACAGTTAGTATTCTTCGAGGGCGAAACATGTAGAGTGGGTTATAATGAGAAATCATCTTCCAAATACAAGAATCAGACAGGTGCAACACTTTCCCGTTATCATCTTACTAAGGTGTAATAACCATGAAACTCCTTTTTAATTACTCCGATTTCTACAAATTCCCTCTCAATGTATGTTTCTCTACCTTACGCTTACTCCTCAATGACAATTTCGATGGCGTCTACAAAGATGCCAATGGTAAACTCATTGCAATCTTTGATTACCATGAAACAGAACGTGAACAACGTATTATCCGTTCTGCATCATCATTCCTTGAGAATTATGGTTACGATTTAAAAAGACATACTGAGATTGTTGATTCGATTGAACATCTTGAATTTGTCACTAAAACGTGTGGTGTGGATTATGAGTAAGATGGATGTGCATTATTCTTCAAAAGATATGGAGTGGGAAACCCCGCGTGAATTATTTGATACGCTCAATGATGAATTTGGATTTACGCTTGATCCGTGTGCAACATCACAGAACACAAAGTGTTACAAATTTTTCACGATTGAAGATAATGGACTGCACAAAGATTGGAGTAAAGATGTAGTGTTTATGAATCCTCCTTACGGGAAAGAAATACCACGATGGGTTGAGAAGGCTTACAATG